TGGAGGAATAGTTTGTTTGCTTCCATCCCCAGATAGTTCCGGATGGCGCCAAGACTTGGCCGATGTTGTTAGTGGGAACCACCGGCAGCATTCTGGTCACCGAATTTGGCAAGTTCCAGGAAGTGATGAACGACTGCGGTGTGTAGACCGGTGGGATGCCTTGAGGAACTTGTGGAAGTCCTAAGCTGCCCGAGAAGGTGGCGATCCGACTCAAGCTGACTCGGGCAACCGGAAACGAATCTTCGCCTCGGGACAATTTCTGCCAGACCTTCAGAGCTGCCGGCTTGTCAGCCCAGTAACTCCCTTGAGGCCCGATAGCCTCGGTCACCTCGGTAAGTCTCTTGCCTTCTCGAATTGCGTCCTCAATAGCCTTCTTGTAACCGGCCGGATTCCCTAGTCTCTCAGCCTCGGCGACAACAAAAGGCAGGGCGAACACTGAGACATCGACATAATCGGTGCGAAATTCAAACCTGATATCAGGCGTTTCCTGACCAGCAACCGGAATGATGGCCTCGTCTATTGGATCACCAGGGTCCGCGGTTGGACCTGAGAAGATAACCGTCGCCGAGGCATACGGGCCGTCCTCGACCGTGGTGTATTTGGCGCCGATGTTTGTCCAACCAAGAGTCGCCAAACGAATGGCGTCTTTGGTGCCTCGGTACTCTATCGTCCAGACAGGTCCAGTGCCGCTACCGGATTGATCGAACTTGCGGCTAACTTCTATGTAGCCAGGAAAAGCAGCGAGCTGTGAGGCTTGTTGGATTGTCGCCATTGTTATTCCTTCACCGCATCAGCGGTCTCTCTCGTGTTGCGTGCGATGTCGCTAATGTCCTGAGCCTGAGATCTGACGGGTCCAAAGTATTTGTCCAGACTAGACTGAAAAGCTGTGAATCCACCTGTTCGAGCAAGAGCGTCTGTTGGTTGCATTCTTGAAACTTCAAAGCCTGTCGTTTTGTCTTCACCCAAGCTCTTCCTGCGTATTTCGGAGCGCCTTTTACGTTTCTCGGTTCTAGCTTCGACGTCCCGTTCCTGCTCTTCAATCGACGAGATGAAAGCCTGCTCAGCCTGATCGAACATATTCCGCATCTGTTCTCGGGCTGGCAGTTCTTTGGTTCCTGCAGGTGTGCTTGATGCCAACAGGAATCCTTCGACAGCAGCATAGAGGGCCTCGGTGTATTTTTGAATCGGAACAATGACAGCCGTCGTAAAGCTGCCAGTTCCCGCGGTCATCTTGGCCTTCAAGATGTCCAGTTTATCGGCCACGTCATCTAGTGATGCGATAACTTCATCTTCCATCACCAAGCCGAGATTTCGGGCCTGCTCTGCCGCATCCAGAAGGCCTTCAGCCATTGCAGGAATCAAAGCACCTGCACCTCGGCCTGCCAATTCCCGAAACGGCCCCAACAGTTTTTGGGGGTCAACACCTTCTTCAAATGGTTTGCCGAGAGCCAGAAACATGGACTTAAGATCCATCCCTCTGAGTTGGTCTACTGTAATTCCAAATTTTTGAAGGTTCTCAACAGTAGCCTTGTCTCCAGCCAATGCCTTTTGCCTGGCAATAGATAACTTTTCAAGAGCGCCCGCTACATCTTCCAAACTGGATCCGGATTGATCCGCGGCAAACTTCATCTCTTGCAAGAACTCAGCAGATACACCGAGCTGGCTAGAAAGATCAGTTAGTTGTCCGGCTGTCTCGACAGCCTGCATTCCAAACTGGGCCAGCTTGTCGACCGCAAAGATGCTGCCCATTGTGGCGCCAATTTCTTTACCGATGCCTTTAGCCATCGACTGGGAGCGCTTAAGGCCTCCCTCGAATGCGGTGCCATCGAGCCCGAGTTTTGCGATGAGGGAAAAGATAGCCATGGTTCAATTGTTGTTCGCCTGCTGCTGATTTGACCAGCGCCATAGAGCCTCGTCCTTCGGGCTCCACAGCTCGACATCTCCATGGGTCTCTGCACGAGCCAGGACAAGGCGCTCGGCATCACCGATTGGCATAGCCAAGACGGTATCCTCTCGGAGACCGATGTCCATGCAGCAGGCCAGCATTCTCTCAGGCCATGGCATCGACAACGGCCTCGACTTGCCGGGTTTGCTTAGGATCTCCGGCGCCGTCGACTGCTTGGCCATCCAGTCGTTCCACTTCTCAAACTCGGCATCGAATGAAAGATGCTTGGTCCTCTTTGCCCATAGCCAGATCGCCAGGCCTCGCAGTGGTGAGCGGATTGCCTTCAGGGACTCTCTGACAGGTTGGGAGCACACCAACACAGCCTCCATGAGATTGGAACGCTCTACGGGGCCGCCAAGGGCCAAGGGCGAGCCAATACGATGCAGCACCAAAGAATGACCGACAGAATACGGCACCAGCCGGAGCCCCATCACGACGGGGCAGGGCTCGGCTGTAGCGTTTAGGATGTCGGCCAGGGCGGTCACAGGTTGGTGGCCGCGGCAGCGCTGATGGCAGGGAAGCGCTTCAGGGTGATCGTTCCGGTAGCTTTGCCGGTCTGGGTGGTCTTGATCGAACCGCCGCCAGCATAGATCCATCGGCCACCGCTGCCGGTGTTGATGGCGTCGGCGTAACCTGCGACATTGATCACTGGAGCGTTGCTGATCGCCACGGTGCCATTACCTTGGGGCAAAGAGCAGCCATAGAGGCGCTCGTTCAGGGCGGTGGCCGCGGTGGCGTTGGTCCCAACAGGAACGAAATTGACGGTCAGGGTCAGCCGGTTGTTGTAGGTGATGTGGCCGACCACCTCGCCGTTGTTATTTCGCACCTCCTCGGTGTCGCATTCGCCGGTGATGTCGTAACTTTCGATCTCGGGCGAGATGTAGCCGGTGACAATGAGGGCGCCAGCGGCGTCGTACATTGCCAAGGTCGCCGGTGATCCAAAGAGATATTTATTTCCGTGTACGTTAGCCATAGGTGTCTGAGGTTAGATGGTTGCGCTGCAGTAAAGGGTGAAGGTCCTGGTGAACGTCCTGGACCGATTAGAGATTGAGGCAGCCCCAAAGTCCAGAGGGGCTGCGAACTGGGCCGTAAACGGGCCGCTGACGTCGTTTGATGGTGCGTCCAGGGCAGAGGCGCCGGACTCGTCAAAGAGCGGCAGGATCCGATTGTCGAGCACCTGCACGGTGGTCAGGACATCGGCCTCGTCGGTGTCGTCTGCCGAGAGTTGCAGCTCGACAGCGATCTCCAGTTCGCAAGTCAGATCGGTGCGTTGCACAGGCCTGGCCGAGTTGGTCGAGACCACTAGGCGCGGGAAGTTGGGCATGACGTCCTGCTCGTCGGGGTCGTCGTATAGGCCGCGGCTGTAGGACGTGAGGCAGGTGGGTGTACCGGCGCCGGAGGCCGACCAGTCGGTGGCTGCCAGGTAGTCGGCCACTGCCTTCTCTGCTCTTAGGGCGACGGCGTTCATTTGATGGAGATCCCGTTATCTTCGAGCACCTTGCCGTTTTGCAGCATGGCCTCGGTCATGTGGTTGGTCAGTTCGGCCAGCTCGTCGTCCATAGCCTTCTGCATGGCCTGGTTGTAGATCATGGCCACCCGGTTGTACTGGTTGTCAGACACACCGGCAGTCATCACCACCGAGGCCGTAGGGTTAAATCCTGGTGTAGCCTGAATGCCTCGGGCCTTGGTGCCCTTGTGCACGGCTACATTCTCCTCAGGAAGGCCGTACTGGTTGGCCAATGACACTAGGGCGGCGTTGGTCTTCTTGGGCGCCTTGTAGCCTGCAGGCTTCGATAGAGGCTTCCATTTCGGGCTCTGGAACTGAGTGAAGCCCTTGTTGTAGATCCGGATGATCTTCACCACACCGGAGCGCAGGTAACCGACTGAGCCGATAGCTTTCCGCATCAGGGCCGAGGCTGCCGCTTTCATCTCCTCACCGTAAAGGCCGCGGCGGCCGGCCTTGGCTTCCTTAGACTGGGCGATCAGGTGTACCCGGCGAAGCAGTCGGGACTTGCCGATGCGTTTGCCGGTCTTCTTGGACTTTCGGTTGATGTTTCCCAGCGGCGTGCCGAGGTAGTCAGCAATCCTGCGGCGCTCCTGGCCCGGGCTCTTAGGCGGCACCAGGACAAACAGCCGGACCATCAGGTAAAAGAATCGGCTGTTGACCGCCTTGTGAAGGTCGCGACTGGTCTGGGCCAGATACTGCTTCATAGCAGCGTCGAACTTGCTGGAGTCGACCGTCATGTTAACGACAGGTCTCACCGGGTCTTGGCTCCTAGTTCCAGGCTGTAGTAGGCGCCGGAGGCATCCACCCGGCAGGACAGGATCCGCAGGGTGCGTCCCTGGTAGACCAGCGTCCTACCGACCACCGGGCGAGGCTTGCAGAAGGTTAGAGCGATGCGGTCGGTGTTCTCCTGAAGCAGATAGTAGCCATCCTCCTTGAGCAGCCTGGAGAACTCGGTGCCCTGGTCGAGGGTGTAAAGGGTGGTGTCCATCGTGACCAGGGTGCTGTCCCAGGTCTTCCAGTCGGAAAACTTGACCAGTATCCGGGATGCTACGTTGTCCTGGAATCCACCGGGCACCGGCGTGTTGGCATCGGTGACCATGGCCGGGATGCACCGGATCGACGAGCCTTCCCAGATGAACATCGGCGCCCCCAGCATCTGCTGGAGCACCGTCATGCCCTGCTGGAGACTGGAGCCGATGATGGTCATTTAGGCGGTGAAGTAGGTGCCGGAGATTACGATGCGGCTGGTTGCCTGTAGTTGCCCGGCCAGGCTGGTCGAGTCCCCGTTGTCGTAGTGGTACAGAGCGGCGTAGGACGTGCCACCGACAGCTTTACCGATCACCGCGGTCTTGGCCTGGTTTGTGGCGTTGTCGAGCCAGATGGCTAGTGCGGCGTCGTAGGTGACTGGATCCGGCAGGCTCAGTCGAAGATCGCCGGTGGCAGCGCCGCTCACCGAGTTAATGGTCAGGTCGACCGTAAAGGTCTCGATGAATCCAATGGCCGTGTGTCGCGCCATGTTGACTGTGATCGCAAAGGTGCGGCCACCGCCAGAATCGGTCAGCGTAGGCACCCAGGTCGACGGGGCGGTCAGAGGCAGGGCGGCGTAGATCTCGTTGAAGTTGTCGTTTAGCTTCTGCCCGGCGCCCCGGAGCGTGTCCCCGGTGTTGTCGTTGGCGATTGCTCCTATGTTGATGATTTGCTGGGCCATATCAGTTTTTGGGCAGGACGTACCAGCCGGCAGGCAGCGTCACCGTGGACGGCCCGACCAGCTTCTTGTCTTTGTCGAATCCGTACACGCTGGCCTTGGTAGGCTTTGCCAGCATCACCGGATCACCGGAAGGGACCAGGACCACCTTGGTCATCTGGCAACCGAGGCAGTCCAGCAATGCGATCAGCCAGATCGTTCTTGAGAGCCTCGGGTGCTTTTCCATGTTGGATGTCGGTGGGTGGGGTCTCGCGGAACCAGTCGAGCAGGGCCTTCAGGATCTGGTAGATCCAGTTCACTCGGACTTTTTCTCGGCGTCCTTGGCGGCGATGAGGCCGACACCGGCGGTCACAGCGGCGATGGTAGCAGCGAGATCGACGTTGGTGCTGGGATCGCCATCGAAGAGGGCTTTAAGGCAACCGCCGATGGCAACGAGGATGGCACCGATACCGGCAAGAGTCGTCTTGGTGTTTTTCATTTCTTTTTGATGGCTTTGTAGAGGGCCGTGATGGCGGCGATTAGGGCGGCGAGGGCGGTTAGGAACCTAGTCCACTCGGTGAGTTCAGGGATGTAGGATGCGACCATTGCCACGGTCGCTGTTCCCAGCAACCCAACGATACCTCCGAATCCACCGCCATGATTGCTCGCGTCCATGGGTTACTCAGGCTTGTGCTGCTGCTGTGCGTTCACTTGGGCTTCAATGCTTTCGTACAAAGGAAGTCCAACCTTCATATTCATAACGTCTCCAGCCTTCATCCCGATCACGAGGAGTTGGGTAAGCTGTTGCAACTGTTGCAGTGTGAGTTCGATCTTAATCATGCGGCAGGAGCTTCGACAACGGGAGCTTCGGGCGCAACAACTTCCACCTCAGGAGCAGGCGGAACCGGCACCCACGGCAGCGGCGGAGCGATGACCGGCGGGTTGATCTGGTCGTTGATCTGCTGAGTGACGTTCGCTTCGATGGCCTTCTGATCGACTCCATTGGCGAAGCACCAGTCCAGCACCTGCGCTTCGGTCAACTTGTCGTAAGGAGTGAATCCAGAACCACTCGGAGGCGCGAAACTGCACGAGCCGTAGCAGGTGCCGCTGTACTGATCCTGCGTGCCGTTGCAACGCCAGTCGGCGGTGATGACGACATCGGAGTAGGTGCCTTCGACTTTGCGGACGAGAAGGCGTTCGATGATCCAGTTGAGAGTAATCATGGTGGTATGAATTAGGCGTTAGCGATGGTGGTGACAGTGCCAGAGCTTCCACGGTACTTCAGCGCACCGGCTTCGACGTAGAGCTGGCCCATACCAGCCGGAGA